CATTTTTCCGCCAGAATTTTACAATTTTTGAAAAGGTAAGTATGGCAAATAATAAAGTTATACGCAATTCTACATCCTCCTCTACATCCTCCTCTACATCCTCAACATCCACGACAAATTTAACAGATAATGTAGCCCCCTCTATTACTTCTTCTCCTGCTTCCTCTCATGCTTCTTCTACTTCTTCCTCTTCCTCCTCTCCTTCTATTTCTTTAACATTACCAGACAAAGTTAAGCCTCTATTAACTACAACAGCAAGATATAGAGTATTATGGGGCGGGAGGTGGTCAGCTAAAACCGAGAGTATAGCCCGCATTCTTGTTGTTAAATCATGTCAGAGGAAGGTTAGAATTCTTTGTGCTCGTGAAACTCAGGTAGCTATTAAACAGAGTGTGCATAGTAAGATTAAAGAAGTAATAGAATTGCTAGGTCTATCTGCCTTCTTTGAGATAACTGACACTAGTATTAAGAATAGATGGGGTTCAGAATTTATTTTCTCAGGCCTTTCTGATGATGTTATTATGGGCATTAAGTCCATGAATAGTCCTGATATACTATGGTTTGAAGAGGCCAGCAGTATGTCTTGGAGAACCTGGGATAAGCTGGACCCTACTATACGTGCCACTAATGCTGAGTTATATTTCTCCCTTAATAGAGACACAGATGAAGACCCTATATCTCAGCTCTTTATATGTCAAGAACCTCCTGATAATAGTATAGTAATAGAAATGGAGTATTGGGATAATCCTTGGTTCAGTGATGAGGCCAGAAAACAGATGCAGTGGATGGCTTCTACTGACTTTGAGAAGTATCTACATGAATGGGAAGGTAGACCAGTTAATCACAGTGAAGCCTCTGTCTTTAAAGGCAAATTTATAGTAAAAGACTTCACACCCTTTATCGACCCCTCCTCCTGGTCCCCTCTTTATGGTTGTGATTTAGGATACAGTATAGACCCCACAGTATTATTAAAATGTTGGGTATATGAGGACAGGTTATATATAGAACATGAGTTATATCAGGACCATTTAGATTTAGACTTAATGCCTGATGCTTTCTCTCAAATTCCCGGTGCCTCTTCTCATATTATCTATGTTGATAATAGTAGACCAGAAACAATAGCTTTCTTACGTTTACATGGCTTTCCACGTGCTCTCCCATCTCCTAAGGGCCCCGGAAGTATTGAGGATGGTATATCAAGATTGAGAGGATTTAATAAAATAGTTGTTCATCCCAGGTGCCAGAAAACCCTACATGACTTAAAGAATTACAGTTATAAGGTAGATAAGAAGACAGGTAATGTTCTGCCTCAAATAGTAGATAAGCATAGTGATTGTATAGATGCTCTGCGTTATGCCATTACTCCCATTATTAGAAATTATAAAATGTTAGGGAAGAGTGGTCCTGATATTGGTTCTATACTCCTTGATCAATATGGCAACCCTCTTTCATCTAAGAGTAATGTTCCAGAGGGCTATCGCTTACAACAAGGCTACTCTGCTCTACGTGGTAATAGACAGTTATAATAGATAGCTATAATATACGGTTATAATATACTATAAGGATATACAATGATAGATGATACTGGTGAGGAATTAGAGGGTCTGCCACTTTTAGAGGGTATTAAAGAACGCTTTAGAAAAACTGTAGAATCATGGGATAAGAATTATAAACAGGGTATTTCTGACATTTCTTTTCTAAATTCTGATAATCAATGGCCAGAAGGGGAGCGTGCTGAAAGAGTAGGTAAGCCCACTATTGCCTCTGATCGAATTAATGCCCAGGTTAAGAGTATAGTAAATAGCCAGAGAGATAACCGGCCAGCTGTTTTAGTCTCTGCTGTTAATGATGAGGCAGATGAAGAAGTAGCTAATGTTCTGCAGGGTATTATTAGACACATCGAATATCAGAGTAAAGCTAATCTGGCATATGATACAGCTAATGAGTTTGCAGTTCAGGGTGGCTTAGGTTTTATCAGAATTAACCTGGAATATGAGGAGAATAGTTTCTCTCAAAGAATACGAATAGATGCTGTCCCTAATCCCTTCATGGTATATATAGACCCTTCTTTTAAGAGTATAGATGGTTCTGATATCGAATATGCCTTCATTGTAGAACCTATGACCTATGATGAGTTTAAACAGCAATTTCCTAAGTCTCAGTTATCCTTAATGCAGCATAATGAGTGGTATCCTGTGGCTTCTCGCTTTCCAGAATGGTTTGATAATGATAAGAAGACTACTATTGTATGTGAGTACTTCGTAAAGGAGTATGAGAATTATACATTGGTTAAATTAAAGAATGGGACAGTGAAAGATAAAGCAGATTGTTCTGAGACTGAGAAGAAGAAAATTACACAAAGTAGAACAGCTAGTAGACAGACTGTTAAATGGTATAAATTAGCTTGTGGTATTGATTCTCCTGCTGAGATATTAGAAGAGACTGAGTGGGTTGGTTCTTCTATTCCAATTGTCCCAGTCTTTGGTGATGTGTTACTAGATAATGGAACCCGTGTCTTCTCTGGTCTTGTTCATAATACCAAGGAATCTCAGGTAATGTTAAACACCATTCAGACCGTTATTCTTGAACAGATAGCTAGGTCTCCTAAGAATCCATGGGTAGTTCCTGCTGGTGCCATTGAGGCATATAAAGAATATTGGGCTAATGTTAATACTTTAGACCTACCTTATTTGCCGTATGATACTAAATTGGAAGGTATGGGTCCTGGTGAATTTCTACCTGCTCCAACTAGAATGACAGCAGAACCACCAATTCAGGGCATGTTACAGGCTCTACAGGTGCTTGAGAATGATATTAAGGCCAGTAATGCTATATATGACCCAACCCTAGGTGAGAAGATGGCTAATGACCAGAGTGGGGTTGCTATTAAGGCATTACAGAATGCTGGTAACATTGCTCATTATAATTATTCTGATAACCTCTCACGTGCTATCTCTATTGTTGGTGTTCAGCTATTGGATTTAATTAGAAAGGTTTATACAGAAGAGAGAGTGATTAGAATAGTCGGTTTGGATGATAAGCATAGTCTGGTAAAAATTAATGGGCAGGGAGATACAGATGATGAGTTAACAAAAGATGGTGTTCAGAAGGTATTTGATATAACTACTGGAGAATATGATGTCAGTGTTTCTTCTGGTCCTTCATTTGCCACCAGAAGAGCTGAAAATATGTCATTCCTTGTTGAGTTGGTGCAATACTCTCCAAATACAATGCAGTTTGTTATGGATAAGATTGTTGGATTAATGGATTTCCCAGAAAGCCAAGAGATTAAGGAAAGATTAGAAAAATTATTACCACCACAATTACAGGATAAGCAGAAGAGCGATCCACAAGTCCTACAACAAGAATTGACAAAGGCTCAGGCACTTATTAATCAGCTATCTCAGACCTTACAGAATGAGACTCAGTTAGCAGATAAGGAAGCAATGAAGTTTAAGATTGCTACTCTTGAAAACCAAACGGAATTGATTAAACAGCAGAGAGGAATAGAGCATGAGGGTAATTTGACAGCTTTTAAGGCTGAGATTGCTGAGATAAAGGCGGCTTCTGACCATAGTAAGGCCCTATTACAACAGGTTCATCAGCATATATTAGATACTGGTGCTAGGGAACATCAAACTGCCATGGCTATAACACAAACTATGGCTAACAATGCTCTACAACCACAAGATGCACAAAATACACCCCAGGCACCTCAAAGTATACAAGGACAATAGGTAGAAAAGTAAAAATAAAAGTAATATATAAGAAAAAGTAAGAATATGTTATAATATATTAAAAGAGCATTTGAGTTCTCTTAAATCCTCATATATGGGACTTGATACCCCTAAATATCATGAGAAAGAATGAAGGAAATAAAGATGAAAGAAGAGTTGGATACAGTATTTGATATTCAGGATTTTAATAAGATCCTTGCTTCTGGGAAACAAGAAGAGGAAGAAATAAAGCCTACAGAAGCAACCCAAGAAGTAGTAGAAAGCTCAGAACAAGAAGTAGAAAACTCAGAACAAGAAGTAGTAGAATCAGAGGAAGAGGTTGAAAATAAAGCCATTTCTGAAGAGGAAACAGAAGAGATAGAAGAAGGAAAAGAACAAGAACAAGAACAAGAACAAGAAATAAAGAAACCAAAGTTTAATTCTCATCGTGATACAAAAGCAGAAAAACAAATAGCAAAACTAGTAAGAGAACGAGAGAGACTAAAAGGACAACTTGAAGCCACTCGTAATCAAATAAAACAGCCAGCCAATCAAGAAATTTTTATTGATTTAGATGCTCCAAATCCTCTAAATTATGCCAATGGTGAAAATGATATAGATTTTCGAGTTGATGCTAAGTTATATCAGAGGGATAAGCAAAAAAAGAACGAGAACTTTAAGGCTGTTCAAAAAGAAGTTATTCAGAAGTATGAAGATACATTAGAATTAATAGAAATGGATACTGAAAGAGCTTCTTCTGGTATTAAAACAGTTAGTCCCATGGTTATTAAGTTGATATATGACTCACCCGTATCTGGCGAATTATGGCATTATCTCTTAGCTAATTCTGATGAGGCAATTAAAATAGCACAAATGGATCCTATAAAAACTGCTCTTGCTATTGGTAGAATTGAGGCAAAATTGGAAACTGAGAATAAAGAAGGAAAAGAAGGAAAAGAAGGAAATAAGGAAGGAAGTGGCAACAAACCTAAGAAATCTTTGCCAACTCCGCCAAATCCGGTAAAACCTACTAAAGCTAATACCACTGTTCAGAATAAAAATTTTGGCTTTACTTCATATTAAAATAAGTAATAAATACTAAGCAATAAAATAATAATTAACATAACTCTAACAAGGACAATAAGATATGATCCAGAATGTATACAATAATCAAGCTTTTCTCACAGCTAAGGCTCTAAAACAGGTTAAGAACAACCTAGTTATGGTTTCCCGTGTAGCTCGCCGGTGGGATGGTGACTTTGCAGGCTCCTTTGCGGCAGCTAATGGTGGTCCAGCTGATGGTAAGATTGGCACAACTCTTAATATTAGAGCTCCGTGGTTCCCAAGTCTAAGAACCGGTGCTACTGCTTCTCCCAGTGCTTATGCTGATTACTTTACTTCAGTTTCTCTTCTTCAGCTAGGTGTTGACTATGAAGTTACTGTAGCTGACCAGACCTTAAATGTTGATGAGTTTTATAGCAACATTGTAGATCCAATGGCAAAGACACTCTATCAGAATATGGACTATGTTTGCTGGCAGGCTATTAATCCAGGTGTTCAGGGTGCAGGCTTTAATCAGTTTGAAGGTAAACCAGGAACTCCTCTAGCTAATACTCAGAACATAATGGATGCTTATGCTGTTATGCAGACTCAGGCATCTGTGTTTACTGATGATAAAATTAGTGTAGCTCTTAACCCACATACAAATGCTAACGTATGGCAGGGTATCTCAACTTTATTTAATCCCCAGTCAGATACTTCAACTCGGTGGCGTAATGGTAGTATTGGCCATGTAGCTGGTGTTGATTACTGCACCACTGCTAATGCTCAGAGTCTAACTCTTGGCACTTGGTCTGGAACTATTGTATATACCTCAGGTGCTACTGATGGTGGCAACACTATGACTGTATCTGGTATGACTGGTGCTTTTGCTCCCGGTGAACATTTTACCATTAATGGTGTCAGTGCTGTAACTCCTATGGGTAAAGCTACTCAGTCAGAACTCAAACACTTTGTAGTAGAGTCTCAGGCTGGTTCTGTCATTACTTTCTCACCTGCCTTCCACTTAACTGGTCCTCTCCAGAATATTAATGCTCTTCCCTCTGGTAGTGCTAACATTAATCCTTGGGGCTTCTCTACTGCCTCAGAACTGACTGCCGGAACTGGTCAGATTGCTCGTGAAAGTCTTGTATTCCACGAAGAAGCTATTGCCTTCTGTATGGCTGATCTAATTGACACTTCTAATCTTGGTGGTGTTGCTGGTGGTAATAAATTCTCTGCTCGTATGAAGGAT